CCTCCAGAAATCAGCGGAACGGGTTCTTGAACCCGCCGTAGCCCCAGCCTCCGAGAGCGGTGCCGAACAGTCCTCCGAGCGCCGAAGACTGCGCGTTGAGACCGGCCTGCTGGATGCCATACTGCTGCATCGCATTCTGCCCCGCCGCCTGCGCCGCGCCGAAGATCGGGGCGGGCGCGACCTGCTGGCCCTGATAGGCCCCGAACTGCGGCATCTGGATCTGCGAGCCACCCATCAGGCCGATGATCTCGTTGAGCGGCTGCGAGCGAAGCGACAGCTCGCGCTGCAGGGCCTGCGCGCGCGCCTGGTTCTCGAACGACATCGCGGCCTGCTGTTCCGCTGCCGCCTGCTGGCGGGCCTGCGTGTCGAGGCCGATGCCCTGCAGCGCCGCCTGCGAACGGAGGTCGTTCTCCTGCTGCTGCTGCTCGCGGATCGCGGCGTTGTAGGCTTCGCCGCCGCGCGCCAGCCCCTGATTGGCAAGCTGCGTCTCAAGTTGCGCCCGGCTGCGCTGGATCTGCGGCTCCAACCTCGCCATGATCGCTTCCTGCGCGGTCGTCCCGGCGTTGACCGGCGCGCGCGGGAGGCCCGACAGGTCGAAGACGGTGTTCAGATCGCCCGTCTGCGTCTGGAAGGGCGTCCCAAGGGTGGTCTCGGCGGTCCCGATGCCCTGCAGGCCAAGCTGGGCCAGCCTGCGCTCGACCTGCTGCTGGGCATCCAGCGTCGCCTGCGCTTCGGGCGTGAGCGTCTGCCGCACGGTCGGGATGTCGCCGTTGTAGGTCACCGTCTGCGAGCCGAGCGGGCCGTAGACGTTCGGGTTGGAGAGCATGGCCGAAGCGCGCGCAGCCTCGACGTTGGCGGCACCCTGCGCTTTCGCGGCGCCGGCGTAGTCAGGTGCTGGCGGTGCGGATGCCTTCTTGCCCATGACGCTCTCCTAGGAAGCGGCAGTCCTCGCGCCGCATGGTGCAGATGATGAGGTCGCCGCCCGGCGAGGCATCGCGCAGGCAGGCCTCCTCGACGAAACCGAGGCGGCGCAAGAGCCGGATGCTGCGGATGTGGTCCGCGCTGGTCGTCGCGATGATCTTGCGCGCGCCGAGCTGGCGAAACGGATAGTCGAAGATCGCGGAGATGAAGCCGCGCGTCAACGGCCTGTCAGCGGCGATCTGGCCTTCGATCGACACGCCATTCCAATCGCGGAAGGCAGCGCCCGCCGTCAGCTTGCCGTTGCTCTCCCAGCCGATGGCCGACATGCAGACCGGGTCGAAGAAGCCGCCGATGCGGCCCAGCACCCAATGCCCGACATGCGGCCCCGCGACGATCATATGCCGACCCAGCCGGGCATGAAGACGACGTCCGTCGCGGCCCATTCCAGCGACAGGCCCTTGCTGGCCGAGCGGAAGTTGATCGACCCGCAGTACCCCACGCCCGTGACGCCCTGCCAGTTGAGCGAGATGTTCTGGCCCGCGCCCCAGGACGAACTATCCCAGATCGCCGTGTCCCAGACCGCGCCGGTCGGCGGCAGATAGGCCAGCGGGGCCGAGGTGTCGTTGGTCTGGAAATCGACGTTGATGCCCACGAAGACGGATGGCTGGCCGTCCGCGAACAGGTTGGGCCTCGCCCGGGTGAAGATCTTCTTCTGTCCGCGCGAGCCGAAGTAGTTGAAAGCCTGCAGCGCGCCAGCGGAGATGGCGACGTTGTCGTCCGCGTGATCGTCCGTCCACGCCTTGGCGACGTAATCGGTGCCGCCAAACCACAGATCCTGCTTGTGGAGCGTGAAGCAGTTGGCGGGCCAGTCCGTGAAGTTGCACCAGCTCTGCACGATGGTGTTCATCACGTACTGCTGCTGCGAGCCGATGCCGACCGGAATATTGACGATGATGGCGTTGAACTTTGGCGCGACGCAGATCTCCCAGCCGAACAGGCCCTGATAGGCCGTCGTGGCGGTCGCGAACGCGCCCTGGATCTTGTCGGTCAGCGCCACGCTCTGCGGCGCGACGCGCGCGCTCTGCAGCGCCTGCGAGAGCGGGAACAGGCCGTCGAAGGCGATGTAGGCGAGGTCGCCCGCGAACTTGGCAAGGCACCGCTTGCCCATCGGCGCGCCCATCGCCCAGACGCCAACCAGCGACCACGTCGAGATGTTGGCCGGGTCGGTGCCGCGATAGATGATGATCTCGCCCTGCGTCGTGACGAAGACGAGGTTGTCGTCGAGACCGAAGCCCGCGTCGATCGTCCAGACGCCCATCGCGAGCAGATAGCCGCCCTTGCGCGCGACCGTCGAGAGGTCCAGAACCTGTGCAGCGCCGCCGACTGACTGCGTGGGCAGATACCAAGCCTTGAGCGTGTTGCGCTGGATGAACCACAGGCGGTTCTTGAACAGCGTGACGTTGTCGAGCTCGCTCGTCGTCACGCCCGTGATGGCTGGCGTCGAGGCGCCCGTAATCGAGGTCCAGGTCGAGCCGTCGTAGAGCAGCGGGCTGTTGCCGCCCGAGACCGCGTAGAGGAAGTTGCCGCCTGCGGTGGCGACGTTCGTGCTTTCCCAGCGGCTGTTGGTCAGGCCCGACACCGCCGCCGCGCCGACCGCGCCCGCGCTCGTCACGTTGTAGATGTTGTTGCCGCTGATCGCGAACAGCGACTGCGTCGTGGCGCCGTTGTACGCCATCAGCGTCTCGACCTGACCTGGCAGGCCCGTGGCGTGCTTCTGGTAGCCGCCGCGCAGCACGACGTTGGTCGCGGTCGGGAAATAATTGGTCAGCGACACCGCGTCGGTCGGCTTCATGTTCGCGAGGCTGTCGCGCGCGTTCCAGCCACCGATGGGCGCCGGCACGGACGCGACGCGCGCCGTCGCCTGCTTGGCCGCGCGCATGATCGGGGACGGCCTGACCATGTCAGGTGGACCCGTAGCCGCTGTCGGGGATGTTGTCGTAGCCGATCAGCACCGTGCCGGGGCGCGGCGCGAAGGACAGGTTCGCCGCCGACATGTCCTGCCCCATCGCGGTCTCCAGCTCGCGCAGGAAGTCGCGGTAGAGCGCCGTCGTGTCGAAGCCCTTCGCCTCGAAGTACTTCAGCTTGGTCATCAGCACGACGACGCGATCCGGGTAGATGCATGTGTCGTCGTCGGCGGTGAAGCTGTTCTTCACCGCGCCGGCAGACGACAGCGCCCAGCCCTTGGAGCGGTACTCGAAGCCGAGGTATTCAGCGGTCGTGGTGGGCGGCCAGATCTGGAAGTAACTGCCGTAGAGCCGCCAGCGGATGCGCGGGCCGGTCGAGATGTAGCCCGAGAGCAGCCACTCCCACTGTTGCGGGCTCTCGGGGCCGAGCATCTCCCAGCGCTTGGACTTGTCCCACTGCGTGCGCGGGACGAGGCTGTCGTAGTCGCTGGGCAGCGAGTACTTGGTCTTGGCGAAGGTGATCGCCGCGCCGGTCCCGGCGGATGCCGGCGTCTGGTTCAGCGTCACCTGCGTGCCGCTGTCCACCGACTGGATGAACGTGTCCTGGTTGATGCCCGTGCCGACGGCCATGTAGGTCGTGTCGAGGCCGGTCGTGTCGGGGATGCCAGTGATCGCCGCCGACGAGGTCGTCCATGTGCCGGTCGTGGCGAGGTACTGGACCGTGAAGCGGTAGGGCCGCGTCAGTTCCCGCCAATCGTGGCGCTTCAGAAGCTCGTAGCCCGAGGCGTTCATCAGCGCGAGGGTCTGGATGACGTCTTGCGCGTTGTTGCCCGCCACGGTGGACGGCGCGACGAGGCCCAACTCGTTCGAGACTTGCTGGACAAGCTGGACCATCGTCGAGCCCATGTCAGGCGCTCCTGTCGTTCATCGGCGGGCGACCCCGACGCGGGGCCTCGTCCTTGGCGGCCACCAGCGCCGCGACCTGTGCCTCCAGCGCCGCCAGCTTGGCCTTGGCCTCGGCCAGTTCGCTGCTCGAGGTGGCATCCGACTTCAGCCGCAGGAACGCCTGCGCCTTGAGCCGCAGCCCGACGCCGCCCATGCCAACGCGCATCATCTGCGCGTCGGACGCGGTGGCGACCTGCTCGACGGTGCGGAACTTCAGGATCTGAAGCTCGGCCACCTGCGCGTCGGAGATGTCCGCGGGCGAGGTGCGGTGCCACTCCTCCAGCTTCGTGCCGGGGATGTCGCCGTTCTCCGACTGCATCTGGAAGTGCAGCCACTGGCGCGGGAACCGCTCCTTGTGGTCGTCGCGCACCGGCTGGTCGATGATGTTGGTCGTGTCGCCCGGCACCATGATGCGGACGAAGGGGCGGCCAAGCTCCTTGTGGTCGTAGAACTCCACATGGAGCTTGGCGTCGGCGTTGGCGATGTCGCTGTCCAGCGGCATGATCAGGCGCCCGCGATCGAGATCCAGGTCGTCGCGCTCGTCGCGATGAACAGGACGCGCTGCGTCGAGGTCACGCTCAGCGAGGAGGCGCCCGCGTTGATGGTCGAGCCGTTCGCCGGGTAGACCGTCAGCGTGCTGGCACCCGCGTTGTAGACGCACACCATCGCCCCGGCCTCGGTCGGCGGGAGCTTGACGCCCGTGCTGGCCGCCGTGGTCCCGACGGTGTTCCAGACCGCCGACAGCTGCAGCGCGTCCGCCGAGGTCGAGCCGGTCGCGGTCAGGCCGGTCGCGCCGTCGCCGCAGATGGAGGTGGTGGCGAGGCCCGAGTTGCCCGAGGCCTGCACGCGAGAGGGGATCGGCATGGGACGTCCTTTCAGTTTCTGCCCATCTGGGCGGCTATGGCCGGGAGAAGTCCCGTGCCGTGAACATACAATTCCGCGTCCCCATCGCACAATTGACGGGATGCGATCTGGAACTCCATCGCCTGCCGCGCCATCCAAGGCGCGCAGATGAACGCCCGGTCGCCCACGCAGAACTCCTGGCGCTCCTCGTCGGCGTTGAGCGGCTGCGGGTAAGCATGGCCCTCGCCGGCCTCGGAGTAGCTGCTGTCGAAGCCGAACAGGTGGATTTTGCGGTGGCCCAGCGCGTAGGCGATCGACAGGGCCTGCAGCCCGACCGTCGTGCCGCCGCCGATCAGCACGGCCTCGCGGTGGCCGATCCACTCGTCGATCTCTGGGTAGGCCGGGTGCCAGATGGTCGCCGGGTGGCCCGCAATGGCCCGGAACAGGTCCGGGTGGCACTGGGAGGCGACGAGGTAGTGCTGGGGCTTCGGCCCTTCCACGAAGGCGACGTTCTCGGGCCGGGCGTCGAGCAGAACGTGGTGATCCGACGAGATGCCCGCTGCGTACAGGACCGGCACGGTGCCGTTGGTGGCGAAGACCTCGGCCCCGCCGTTGCGCAGCGCCAGGATCATCGGGCGCAGGGCGCGCATCGACGGGCCGCCGCCAACCACGATGGCGGGCCGGTCGTGCGCCTCGACCATCTCGAGCCACGGCAGCTTCAGCTTGCAGGCCGCCTGCACGTGCGCGCGCACGACGTCGTCGTCCACGTTGCAGACGATCGGCAGGGTCTGGTCGAGGTTTCCGGCGAGGATCATCGGATCTGCGTTGCGGTCAGGATGATGGAGGGGATCGCAGGCACGGGCGCAGAGGCCGGAAAGCCAGCGAGGAAGCAGTTGGTGTCGTCCGTTGACCAGACCAGCTCGAAGCGATCGCCAGCGGCCATCGTCTGCACGAAGTTCCACGCCGCAATGATCTCCGCATCCGAACCATTCACGGCGACCTTGCTTCCCGAGTTCGCGATGTCGAAGCCGTTCACCCTATACCAGATGTAAACGGCAGCGGTCGAAGCAGCGGTCTTGTCGAACTGCGCGGAGAACTCGAAATTGTAGACGCCGGCCTGCGCGCACACGAT